TAGAACGTACCAAAACAACGTGATTGTCGTATCGTTTAGTTCTTTCATCAGCGAAACTACCCAGTGCATACTTCCATACCCTCCATGCTTTCCTCATTTCTTTTTAAATACACCTAACTTAGAAAATAACCATAGTGTAACTATTGTCCAACCTATAACATACCACATAATTTATCTTTTAGTTGTGCTACTTCGTGTTCTATTAATTATACTAATAAACTTATCACCAGCAAATGTGCCACCAAGACACACATCAATCTCATCACCATCCTTCCAATTAACTTCACCATTCATTTTGGTATGCTGCATTGCAACTTGGATTTTATCAATCACATCTTGTGTTAATCTCATATTACCAATTTACCTCCAAATTTAACATATAATCTTTTTACCTGTTCTTTATCAACACCAGTAAGACCTATACTATTGTGCAAACATAATCTTATACATTCACGATCAGAGACAGGTGCTCTCTGTCTCCATCCATCTTTATCAACATATGTTTTTGCACCTGCAAATCCAAAACCCTCATCATCACCACCTGCTTCTACTTTAGCAAGATCTGGTCTTGCCTTAGAAGGGTTCTTGTAACTATGTTTTTTACTCATTATTCAAAACTAGAATCAGGTTCTAATGCAATATAATATGTAAGATTGTAATGTTCATTAACAAATCTAGAAAGCAATTTACTTGATATTACAACATCATAAGTTCCTGGAATAATTTTAATATTTTCTACCTTAAAATTAAAGGAGAATACTTTATCAGTTTCACCAACTACAACAGCAAACTCATTAGAAGTATCATTCTTCTTATCACGAACAACCAACTTAACAACTCCATCTCCACCAACAGCAGATAAATCAGGAACTTGATATACAGCAGCTGCTTTTATCAAATTTGTTAAAGTATTTGTATCAAGTTTGAAAGATACATCTTCACTTGGAAGAGTTAATGATTTATCTGGTGGTGCAACAATTACACTGGGATCAGCAAAGAAATATTTTGTTCTATTATGTTTACCATCAAAAATGTTCAAATAGGACTCATTCTGAAAATCTAATTCTGGATCTCCATATAACGAAATTCCATTTAAAAATTGAATCAAATCATAGATAGCAAAATCTTTTGGAAACTCTTCTTCTACTTGAACTTCAGCAAGAATATTTTTCATCACAGACATTGTGCGAATCGTATTCCCTTTCTTAAATAAAATAGACTGATTAATAGAAGAAAAATTCTTCAACAAAGCAATAGTTTTTTCAGATAATTTCATGTTATGAGGTCGAAGTTTCATTATTAAGGCATGTTGTGATCAATGTTACCACTGGTCATTTTTGGTTTACCGTAGTGTTCATCAAAATGTAGTAATAGCATAGCATAATGTATCACTTTTAGCAAGTCCTTTTTATTTCTTCCATCCTTACTTCCATACCTACTACCATACTTAAGTATATTTGCTTGACAAAAATCAGAAGCAAGATCTCTAGATGCCATCAAGTCTAAAGTTTGAACATTACGAAACTCATGTTTAGTTCCTGTATAATGTCCATTATAGGTTCCTGATACATAATCCTCAACATCTTTCAAAATTTCTTTCTCATGATACTTGTTCCTACTGTCTGTCATTTTTGAAATTTCCTCCTTAAAGAACTCTTGTGTCCACCCATCATTATATGGTGAATTTGCCTGTATATGTAGGTCGGTAACATAATGTGCAATTTGATCATCATTATCTGAGAGTGTTGTAAAGTCTGATGGAGAATCATCTTCGGGTGTATATAATTCTCTTTTAAGAGGATCAGTTCCACGCACATACCTATAAATGGTTTTACCATTATCAGGTGATTCATAGATCCAAGGAGTTTTACCAGTTACAGATTCTGCTTTTAAGTAATCATATGATCCTTCAGGAAAAGGATTTTCTCTGTCTGGATCATTACGATTGTAATCATACCATGCATCAGAATGTGCAATTTTGTCAGTCATAATAGGAAAGTCTTCATCAAGGGTTCCATCTAATACAGATGCTGCTAGGCTCCATGCATTAACCATATTGGAATAAAAAATTGTTTACTAAACTCTCTGCTTTTTCTTTGCCAAACTTACCAGTAAGATAACCTCCTACAGGATCAAGTCTAGTCATGTAAGCATCGAAGTCTTTGTATACACTGGTATCATTGCCAGTGGGTTTTTCATATTCTAACATATTTTTATACTTAGTCAAGTAGTCCTTAAAAGTTGATATATAAGCATTCACTTCTTCCATTTTACAATACCTAACAAAGATATTTTCTGAAAAATGATTGCCCATTTCAAAAAATCTATAATCCTTTTCTGCTTTTGGTAAATCGTCAAAAGATAATAAATGATTCTCTACAGGATGTTGAAAATCAAATACTATAATAACTCTCTTCTCATTAAATGCCATTAGATCCATACCAAAACAAGGGAGGTTACTCCCTGTCTTTGGATACAATATGTTATTATAAATGCAAGAAGTATCACTCCAAATCTCAACTTCTCTCGATTTTATCAAATATTGATTAGTGTATGTTCTAGCAAGAAGACTAGTTCCTTTACCTTTCCACTGAGCCCAAACATTATCTACTCCATTGTGGAGATCGATAGATTCATGCAGGGCATCTTTATACTCTTTCCAAAGATTCATACTTCATCATGATTATGTTTTAGTTTTCCAGACATCTCATATGCTTCCTTATTCCCACCATGCCCATGTGCTATACCCAATTCATGCATCTTAGCATGTTCATCAATAGCATCTCTAAGATCTTTTTTACCTGCTCCAAAGGTCATGTATATACCATATGCAACTAAACCTAAAAGCAACAGACCAAAAAATAAAATTAATCCTTGATCAGGAGTTAGATTTAAATGATGGATTATAGCATCTTGTTTTTCCCATGTACCAGGTAAAGTATACACTGATGGTTTTGATAGAAAAATCATTCTTTATCACCTTCCTTTTTAATAAAATCCTCCATTCTCTCTATTATGTCTTGAGAATCAATAAGATTATCTATACTTGCTAAAAAATCAGCAATATGTTTTGCTACATATGGTTTCTCACCTCTTGCAGCAAATGCTAATGCATCTCTCAAATGTTCTTGGGATGCTCGAAGGGATTCTTCTACTGGTCTGGATAATGTCATAGTTATATTATAGTATGGTTTATAGGAAGATGTCAAGCATCTTCCTTATTTAATTCGAAGTCAGCATCTACCTTATCATACAATTCAAGGAATGCTTGCTTAGTCTCATCATCAAATCTATTTACACATACCTTAATCGCTTTTGCCTTATCATTGAAGATAGAGAATGCACGAACTATGTGAACCAATCTACGAGTGCTGATGATCTCTTCGATACCACCATCATAGAATGTTTTACGGATGATGTCACCCCAATCTACTAGTCTCTTACAGAAATCAGTATCAGTAACAGCTAACTTAGCAGCAACTCCACCTAAGATTTTAGATTCTATTGCTGGTGAAGGATAGTCTTGTTCAAAGGTAACTGGGAATCTTTCAAGGAAGGCTTCGTTGAGCACATTAGTTCCAATGAATCTTCCATCGTCTGAACCCTTACCCTTAGTATTTGCGGTGGCGATGACGTTGAATCCTCTAGCTGGTTTAACGACTCTTCCAATTTTTTTAAGGAATACACCATTTCCCTCAAGGATGCTCTGAAGGCAGAGAATCTTGTTAGAGGCAAGGTCGATTTCGTCAAGTAACAAGACTGCTCCTCGCTCAAGAGCTTCCACGACTGGGCCATTGTGCCATACTGTGGCACCATCAACAAGACGGAAACCGCCAATAAGGTCATCCTCATCTGTTTCAATTGTAATGTTTACACGAATTAATTCTCTCTTAAGAGAAGCACATGCTTGCTCTACTGAGAAGGTCTTACCATTACCAGAGAGTCCAGTAATGAATGTAGGATAAAACTGTTTAGATTGAATAATTTTCTTAAGATCAGTAAATGCTCCAAACTTAACAAAAGTATCATCTATTTCTGGTACTAAATTTCTTTCTAAAACTGATTCTGCTGCAGGAGCATTGAATGATTTCTCAATGTTTTCAACTGCTTTGGTAGTTACTTCAAGATTCCACTTTCCTTTTGCAACCTTGTATTTTTGAATCTTTTTAGTTACTGTTTGGTAACCGATGTCATTAGCAGCACAGAATCCACGAACATCAGCAGCAGTGAATTCATTTCCATATGTACTTCTCAATCCATCAATTGCTTGCTTTTCTGTCATTTTAAGTTCAAAAGGTTTAAGTGTCATAATGATAGGTGTCTTATTTATGAACCTATTATAACAATAAAAAAGGGGTCAGATGACCCCTAGTGGACACTTTAATAACTGGGTTCTAAATCGTATATCTTCTCCTCACATTCAGAATATGTAAGACCATCCCAGTAAGAATGGTACAATCTTCCCCAAATTACCCTAAACTCCTCATCATCCAAATTCTTAAATAAACACTTGTCATTTAAGTAGATGTGATATGTTTTTGGCATTATTAAAGATTCTCTTTAAGTTCTTTAACTAGATCTTTTTTACTATGTCTTCTATCAAGTTCGACACCAACTTTCCTGCCGTAAGATTCCAATTCCTTCTTACTCATACCTTCCAATGCTACATCAGAAGTTTTCTTTGCTGGAGTTTTTTCAACAACAGGCTCTGGTGCTGGTGCTGGTGCTGGTTTACCTTTTCCAATTAAATCTCGAAAATGTGCCATGATTTCATATAGAATTTCTTCAAGTATTTATTAAGCAACAAGTTCTATAAACTCACCAAGAATCTTCTTGTTCATTTTCTTGCCATTAAGAGACTTCTTAAAAGCAGATCTGATCTGTGCTTTAGTAGCATCTTCCTTAACTTCAAAATCTGTTTCATTATCCAAAGCAGATGATGATAATCCAAAGTAAGTATGATAACCAGAATCCTTAATAGAACAAGACTTATTCTTCTTCCAGTCCTTGATTAGTTTCTCATACTTATCTCCATAAGATCCTGTGTATCTTCTTATGAATGCACCACCTTCTCTTGTAGAAACAATACGAATACCAATGAAATTAACATCAGGAAACTTGTCTCTAAGATTCTGAAGATATACATCAGTTTGTGAATACCAGTCACCATTGAATGCATAGGTACGTCCAGTCTTACGACATCTTAAGAAAGTTCCATACTCAACATGACGAGTACCCAAGTATGGTTCATCTTCCCAATGACGCTGGAAGTTCCTATGGAATCTCAATGGAGATCCTTCACCATCAGTAAGGACAACACACTGAACTTTCTCAACCTTATTCTCTTCCTTAAACTTAGGAAGTATATCATGAAGAGCAATCATAGTCTCATTCAATGGAGTTCCAGAAAGTTGTAATCCACTTGGAACAAAATAACGACAATGGTAACGATCTTCATGTGCTAGTGCAATACGGAATATATTCCTCATCTGCTCCTCAAGTTCCTTACCCCTTACTTTACTTGTAAAGAAGTTCATCAAAGAGAAGTGATCTTCAACATGAGCAACACCTTCCTTTGGCTCGTATGCTGGCATTCTTGCTATTGCTGGTGTTCCATCAGAAAGATAGGTCTGAAGAGGATAGTTATTTGTAAAGGCATAAACATCAAATGGAATGTTTACTTTCTTACAGAACCATAATAGGTTATACAATTGCTTCAGAGTATCAAGCAATACAGGAGCCATAGATCCAGACCAGTCAAGAATGAATACTAGACCATGATTCTTACCATCAGGTACTACACTTATCTTCTTGAAAAGATCCTCGTTAAATCTGTAAGTATGAAGCTTCGCTGTATCGAGAACTCCAGTGCGACTAGTAGTAGCACGAGCATAACTCGAAGCTGCTTTGCGACACTCAAACTCTTTTACCAGATAATTAACTTCTTTTTGTGCATTGCGTTTGAATTTAACATACTCTTGATCTGCGTACTCAAATCTGTCTGTTGTGAGGTAATATGAATCAAGACCATACCTTTCTAATCTTTCTTTATGTGCTTCAGAATCTTCTGACCACTCTGTTCTACAAACATCATGTATCTCTTCATTAGAAACAATCACTCTATCTAATCTTAACTTAGGCAACTCAAAGTACGAAGTCTCACGAGTCTGATTAGTATTTGTAAGATCCTTAAGTGCATCTTCTAATGCTTCTACAGTCTTAAGATCTAAGTTACTGTTCTTCTTGCCTGGCTGCTTTTGTGCTTGTTCTGTATCTGATTCTTCTGGTTTACCTTTACTTACTGGTTGATTTGAATCTTCATATTGTTCTTCATCATTCTCCTCATCAGAATCTTCAGAGTCTTGACCACTTTGTGGTGAAAGGTCTAGATCATCTTGTTCTTCTCCATCTTCTTCATTTTGAGATACTTGCTCTTTTGCTTCTTCATTTGCTTTTGAACAATAATCATAAAGTACTTTAGATGCAGCAAGAACTTCATCAAAAGTCTCACATGAGTCTACTACCTTGACAATCTCCTTCTCAGCATCTGAAAAAGGTATATCAACGAAATTACCGATCTTGAAATGTAGATTAACCCTATCAGCAAGATTAAGGGAATCAAGATCTTCATCATTAATGCCAAAGAAATCATCATCGTTTAGTTCCTCATAACCGTGGTAGAAAGATTTTGCAAGTCCTGCATACTTGCGTTTCATTAAC